CCGATACGGTTCGCGTAGTCGAGCTTGAAGGTGTCGAAGCTCGCAACCTGGCCGATGAAGGCGCGGTCGTAAGCGGTCAACGCCTTGCCCTGAAGCGTCTGACGACCAGCGAGGTTGCTCGCCATGCCGTTGTAGTCGCGGGTGGACAGCGCCAAGTAGCGCGAATCGAAGTTCACGCCCTGCTCGTTGAAGATGGCTTCGCACTGGGCGACATCATCAAAACCAGAGGCTGCCGAGAGACGCTTTACAACGAGCGTGCCCTGCGCGGAGGCCACGTTCATCACAGCCACGTTGATGTCGGACGCCAGCTTCTGCTTGGCCGAATCACCGAGGCGCTGTTCCTGAAGGGCGTCACGCAGTTCAGTGGCCGTCATGATCCACGGCACAGACTTGTTGAAGCCAATCGTCGCAGGGACGGCAAGCTGGGTGTAATCGAAGAAGTTCGAGGTCATATCAGTGCCCGAGTAAGAGCGGCTGATATAAGGCTGCGGCCTCCAGATCGTGTTGTTGGTGCGTTCCATCATCGTCTGGTCGGTCGTGTAGATCGAGACGTTGCGGGACAGGACAAGGGCGTCTTGGAACCCCTCAAGGAGGTTTTCAAAGGCTACCCGTTCTTCTTTACTAAATGCATTAGCCATAACTTAGGATTGGTTTTTTAACTGACGTTTGTAAGCAATAACTTTCGTCATGTCGCCGGTGCGTGCTGCTTCTTCACGCAACCGTTCCAACTGAGCGTTGGACGAGTCAAGACTACCGTTTCCGTTAATCTTTTTTTCAGGAGGAGGAGCTTGTTTTCGAGAGGTCACAGTCAATTGGGTTTCAAGTTTTGCTACAGCAAATGCAAACTTAACAGGATCAGTGATCTCACCAAGTTCTTTTGCTTTCTTTGGATTTTTGCCCAAAGCATACACAACTATTGCCGGGTTTTGAGCACCCTGAAGAATGATTCCCTGCTGAGTCACATTCAGAGTTTCGAGAACAGTCTCTTCAGCGTCTTGAAAGTCAGATACTTTAAGCCCAGTCTTGGACTCATTGTAACCGGCTAACTTTTTCTGCCAGGATTCTGCTTCCTCCTGCTGTTTAGCTCTCTGCTGTGCTTCAGCCTCTTCAGACTGACGCTTGCGTTCAAACCAGTCAGCAAGTTCGTTCTCAAACTTCTCTGAATCGTAATCGCAGTCCTCAAGTGTCGGTTTCTTCCCCGGCGTGACAGGAAATTGCTCTGGTGCCGGTGAAACAGATTTGAGTCTTTCCTCAAGTTCGCGCTTCTCGCGCTGCAACTCGCGGTAGTTCTTTCTCAGGTTACGCACCCATTCGGGCGCCTGCTTCTCTTCCTCTTCCTGGGGTGGCGATTCCCCTGCGATAGTAACTACAGTTTCGTCTCCGGTATCTTCAGTTTTCTCAGGCTCTGTATTTTCTACAGCCTCTGTTACGACTTCAATCTTATCGGATACTTCTTCTGTTGCTTTATCGTCTGCCGGTGTGGTGCTATTCATATGTCTAAAACTATCTCAACGCAATAGAAATTAACTATTGCATTGGTTGCGCAGGCTGAGTCAAACGGTCAGCAAGCGCAAAGATACGATCCTGATCGGTTGTACTGACCTTGGAAAGCGTCTCAGTCGTCTTGGCGCGTGCCTCTTCAGCCTTAGCGACAGCAAGAATACTGTCTGCCTGCGCTTTAGAAGCCCGTGCAATGGCCTCTTCACTGGCCGCCTGCAAGTACTGCGCCTGCGGGTCAGGCTGGGCATTCTGAGCCGCTATAGCCATTTCCTGAGCCTCTGCTTCTGTAGGCTTGAGCACACCCATCATGAGGAGCTTCTTACGGAAGTAGTCGCGAACGTCACTGATTCCTTCGCCTTCCATGTTGAGCATTGCCATGGCAGAGAGCACCTGAGTCATCTCAGGGTCTTGAGTCATGGTCATCATGTCGGTCAGCGCCCGGACAGTGGCGAGCCGCTTGGTGGCGCTACTTGGGCCAACAGAGACGACAACATCATACTCAGCACTAGACATGTCGTTTTCGTACTCGATTTCGCCTTCGTCATTCACCACAGGCTTGAGTAACTCGATAGGCTCCATCTTGCCTGACTCGTGGATGGTCTTCATCTTGCGACCTTCTTCGATGAAGATGTCACGAGCGATAGATAGCCAGACTTCGCCACAACGCTTCACAGCCTTTGCCATGTTGGACATGTAGATGAAGGTCTGCATGTCGAGGCGCTGTTGGATGAGTTCCACAGTCTTGCCACTCAAGTGACTGACCATCTTGTCTCCCTGCCCTGGGGAGCCGAGGATCTCTTGCATGTCTACTTCAGTAAGCTGGAGCAGAGCAGCCATCGAGGGCGGCAGGGCGGGAGGCTTAGTGTAGGCCACAGGACCAGCCACCATAGGGCTGCCGTTGGCATCTGTCATCGTGTTAATCAGCAGGTAAGGGTAATTCTTGAGGTTATCCTCTGCCCACATCAACTGGTGTCCCGCCACCTGTTCAGGCACAAGAATCGGTTTCTCCATCGCAGAGAGCGCACTGATCTCGCCCAGCTTGGACAACTGCATGTTCTTGAGCCGCTGTGCGTCCTTGGCGAGCCTGACATGGCCCATGCAACGCTCGACGTTGTCAACAAACCAACGCTTCCCGTACACAGGGATAATCGGGATGTTCTTGCCGGCAATGTACCCACAATCTTCAAGGATCTTGGCCCCAGACATGATGTACTTGCGGACCTTCCGCGTCTTGACCTTCTTGCGCCGGACCTCTTTCCAGCCAGTGGCAAGCATCTCCTCTTCTTTGTCGAGTTCTTCAGGCCGGAGCGACTCTTCTTCGCCGTTGAAATCTTTGTAGATACGAATCTGCTCAGAGACTTCTTCGACTTTGTAGTACTCAGCGACGTAGACGACACTAGGTGTATACCAGTCGAACTGGGAACGGGTAATCGTCTTGGGCCAGGTCGCGGGGTCATCATCGTACTCAGCCTTGTAGGCTTCACGAGTCATGCTGGTGAGCACAAAGCACCGCTTGGCGTCTGCCTTATCCTGCCGCTTGGCGCCTAGGTCAAAGTAAACACTAGTGTCAGCGTCAAAGATCGGCTCAATACAGACACGCTGTTTGTCGTCTTCCGGGTCTTCCTCGTTCTGGTACTCAGTCCTAAGCCTCCACGCCCCGAAACCACCCATAACAGCCTCTTCAAAGGCGTTATCGTAGGCTTCCTCTGCCCCTGAGTCCTGTTCATCTGCCCTGTAAAGCCCTGCACAAGTGTCAGCCAGCTTGTCGTACTCTTCTCCTTCTTTGGAAGAGAAGTTCACTGTGATGCGATTGTTACGATACTCGTTAATGATACGAAGCACCGCCATGTGGATCTTGTTTACCTCGAACCTAGGCTTGTTCTCGAACTGATCGCCTAGTGGGCCTTCCCATTGTGCGCCTGCCAGCGAGCAAAACCTGCGGTCCCCAAGGCAGTTCATGCGCTCTTGGTACATCGCGCCCTGGATCTGATCGAACTCTGCGCGGGCAGCTTGATGGATTATAGAAAGTTTGTCTTCTGTCATCTCTTGAAAAAGTTAATCACTGGCATCACAAATGAGCTATTCCTCTTTGTACCATACTTAGATGGAATAGCAGCCCTACTCAAGCCACTAACTACTAAATACCGTGTTGCGTCCATCAAATGGTCGTTATCTTTCACAACCTTCCCCTTTTCGTCTCTCCGATAAAGGCGAAATTCCGATAGCCAGTTGCGAAGATTCGGGAAAACACGGAGCTTACCAGCTGACATCGTCTGCCACACCGTGTATAGCCCACTCTCCACTGCGTTATTCGCGAGGGTTATGTCGAGGCCGTGTCTGCGATACATGCCAAGAAGCTGCTGACCGTCTGTCTGCGCTCGACCGCGACTGGCTGGATCAATTACCCCCGGCATCTCGCCACGGGCTTTGATCGCCTCAGCGTGCAGAATCGGCTCTGCTTGGCCGCGATAATACTCTGAGTAGAGGTAGGTCACCTCTGTATCCGGGTTCGTCGCCCCCCAGATAACAGCAGTCCTGTTCCAGCCTACGTCCATGCCGTAGCACCTTCTCCAGTGCTCAGGGATAGCAAACTCTTCACAGATCAGTTCACTCTCTGGCACTGGGTAGATAGCACCAGCTCCAAGCTGTGGAACACCTTTAGAACGAGCATCACGTTGAAAAGGCGGAATGGATGCCCAAAGCTCGTCCTTCTGTTGTTTAGTCAAGTGCGGGACATCGTCCCAAGTTGCCATGCCAACGTACTTGCTTCCAGAAGCCTGCTCTTGGACTTCCCCATTTGGCATGAACGATAAGACAGTCTCACTCATCCCCATTAGAGGGGTAAACGTAAGCATCGTCATGCCGTTGTTGGTCATGGTACGAAGCAAACACTCTGTGTAGACATCCAACGGCGGCTCTTCGTCCAGCCAGATCACATCTTGCTCAGAGCCTTGAAACGCTTCCCGGCGCTGGTCGTAGGACTTGAATGTAAGGCGAGACTCTCCTCCACTCGCGTGCCTAACAGTAATGACTTCGATAGCTTCTGCCACACCAGCCTTGGCAGTAGTCTTGATGAGATCTGCCTTAGGGATAAGCCCCGTGCCAAACTCCCCAGGCGGCCCTAGCAACTTCATCTGAAGAATGTCACGAGTCGTCTTGCCAGTGTCCCCAGCCGCCCAGGCACTCACTGGCCTATCAAACTTCCTGCCCTCCCACCAAGCTGGATACCTGCCAGTCATGTGGAGCACCATCTCGTACCCGCCAATCGACTCAGTCTTGCCAATACGATTAGCTGCCATCATGAGCCGCTCCCTATACCGTGCCCCTGCCGCAAAGTAAGCAATGTGCTTGGGATACAGTTCGCGACGATACTCGCCTGCATCAGGGAAGTAGGTGCCGATCTTACGCTCCTTCCGGCGCCTCAGAGACTCTTCCAGCAAGAGAGTCAGCTCTAGGTTCTTATCGAGACTATCGAGAAGATCACTCATTACCCTCTGCTCCTCTGAATCCTAGCGATCTCAAACTTAATGTACTGAGCAGCCTTCTTAAGATCCTCCACTGGGTCTTGGCTCTTAAGCCCAGCTCGCCAGATGTACTTGATACAGTTGCCGAGGTTGAAGTTAAACGCCTCTGCAATGGTCACACATTCCACGCCACTAGGGTGTTCAGTGTAGTGCTTGGGGTGGTAAATCTCTCTTCT